CGGCCATTGCGTCCAGTCCCTGAAGAAGGGCATGCGAGTGATCGCCACCGGCCGGCTGAAGCAGCATTCGTATCAGACGCAGGACGGCTCCCAGAGAACCGTCATCGACATGACCATCGATGAGATAGGCCCCTCGCTGCGGTACGCGACCGCGCAGGTGACGCGCGTGCAGTCCGGACGCGGCTACTCGGGCGGCAGCACGTATGGGGACCCGGCCAAACCCGCCAACCAGCAACAGGGCTGGCAGGACGGCTCCCCGACTCCCGCGCAGAACCCCGGCGCTCCCGAAGGCGACCCGTGGGCGCAGGCGCCGGCCACGACGCCCGGCACCGCGTTCGGCGTTTCCAACGATTTCCCATCAAACGATTCCGACCCCGAATTCTAAGGAGATTCAATGTCGCGCAAGAAAAAGACCGACGGCGTACAGGACGCGCTGATACCCGACGAGATCACGCCGCTCATGCTGCTCGCCCTGACCGCCAAGGCGTCACGTATGAAGGACGCCGCGGCCGCGTTCCGCATCGCGGCCAGCAAGATGCTCGACCTGGCCACAAAGGACGAATACATCGAAAAATACAAGAACATCGACCCCATCACCGACGCCCTGTACGACGCCTGCGATCTCTCGCAGCACATCTTCGACGCCGCCAACGCGGTCAACGACCTCATCAACTATCCGGTCGAGGCCCGCGAGCGCGTGGTGAAGGCGGATATCGAGCGCAGTTTGTTGGATCCGTGGCGTGATTTGCCCACTTCGGGTGGGGATGTGGATCCGGATACCGGCGAAATCAAGGAGGACTGAATCATGAGCAAACGCAAGCACGGACGCCAGCAACTGGAGCATGAGCGCCAACGCCGGCGCAGGAAGCGCATGCCGCACCTGCCCGCACACCAGAATCTATCGATCAAGGAGCAGTGACCCGATTCAGTGGCTATCAACATCATCGATATCAACGTAAAGAACCTCATCCCGAACCCGAACAACCCCCGCAAAGACGTGGGCGACGTCACCGAGTTGGCCGACAGCATCAAGGAACAGGGGTTGCAGCAGGCGCTCGTGGTCACCCCCGACCACGAGGAACACGGCGAGCGCATGTTTCGTGTGGTGATCGGTCATCGTCGTTTGGCGGCCTGCAAGCTGGCTGGCATTGAGCGGGTGCCGTGCATTGTGCGCGAAATGGACGTGAAAACCGAGCGTGAGCTGATGCTGGTGGAGAACTGCCAGCGTTCCGATTTGACGCCGTTGGAGGAGGCCGACGGGTATCAGGGTTTGCTTGACCTTGGTGCCGGTGTGGGTGAGCTGGCCTCGAAGACGGGCCGTTCTGAGTCGTTCGTGCGTGGCCGTTTGAGGATCGCGCGCATTCCCGCTGATGTGCGTTCCGGGTCGGAGGCGTTCGCTCAGTTGTCGCTTTCCCAGTTGGATGATCTTGCGGAGTTCGAGGCTTATCCCGACATGATGGCTGAGTTGGCTTCGATGGCGGGCACCAAGAACTGGGATTGGAAGCGTGGCCAGCTGCGGTCGCGGGTTCGCGTCGAGGCGTGGCAACAGAGCATGAGAACAGCGCTTGAAGCTCTGGGCCTGACTGTGGATGTCTCGGCTTCGACGTGGACGACGCCGGAGGGCTACCGGTATTACAACACGTGGAGCGGCGAGCCCGACGAGTTCAAGCAATGGTATGGGCAGTGGCGCGAGAAGAACCCGTACGGTGAGCCGGTGATCCGATTCTCCGAGCGCACCGTATTGTGCTTCCCGCAGATGTCGCCTGAGGAGATCGCCGAACGTGACGCCAAGAGCGAGCGGAGGGAACGGGAGAAGGCGGCATTCCAGGAGGCGCTGGCCGCCCGCAAGGAATTCGACAGGCTGGCGTACACGCTGCGCACGGACTGGATCAGGAAGCACGCCACCGGGTTCAACGGCGGCCAGTTGCGCAAGGCCACCACGCGTCTGAGCCTGCTCGCGCTGACCGGCACCGAACTCTGCCACGGACTGATCAGCGGCGCCTCATGGAACAACATCGACAACGTGCTCGACGCATACAATCTGCTCGCCGCCACGCCGCTGCCATACGGCGACACGAGCGATAGGGGGCTGTGGCGCGAACAGAACCTCACGGAACTGCATCGCCGCCAGCACGTCGAGGGAGCCGCGAACAGGGAGCTCCTGCTCATCCTGTGCGCCCAGGTCGAAGCACTCATCAAACCCGGCACATGGGCCGACAAGGACGACATCGATCTCGCGCAAACCTACTACCACACGCTCGCAGACCTCGGATACCCCACCAGCGACGAGGAAAACAAGGCGCTCAACGGAGAATATCTGCCCGGTGAGGACGAAGAGGCGGAGTGATTATGACGTGGAATCCCATGCCAAGCAAAAGAGCCACGCCTTGCGGCGTGGCTCTTGGAAGGGGAAGGCGTTCGCTATTCCTCGGATTCGTCCGAACGGGCGGGATTGATGCGTTCGGCGTCGATGTAATCCATGAAGCCCGTGGCCTCTCCGCTGCGCTCGTCGAGAGGGACGAACTCATCGTCCGCGCGGTCTGCGGTAAGTTCCACGAAACGACGCAGCTCGCCATAGGTGAGCTGTTCGAAATCGATGGAGACGCACATGCTGTACCGGGTTTTTTCCTCGTTGCTCATGCGTCAATTATCGCACGGTTGGGAGGTGTGTCATGTCGGTGAGTGTCGACAGCACCTTCGCGTTCGACCCGAACGTGCAAGACAGCGGCATGGCCGCGCGCGGCCTGTACGTGACGATGGTGACGTGGTGCGACCACCAGATGTACACGAGACCCGATGAGTTCGACGGCACTTTCGACCTGAAAAGGGTCAAGAACGTGGGCGGAACGTTGCGTCTCGTGCGCGAACTCGTGGCAAACGGGCTCTTCGAAGAAGTGTCCGAGGGCGTGTACACGGTCGTGACCCGTCGCGGATTGGCCGTGTTCGGAAGCTTCAAGAACCAGAAAAAGCCATTGACCCCGGAGGAAGCGGCCGAAATTCACAACAAGAAAGTCAACGCCGGACATGCGGGAGGAAAAGCATCAGGCCTTGCAAGACAAGCGAGAGCCGAAGCAAAGGCGAAGCAGAACGCTTCCGATGAAACGAAGCAGACTGCTTCAACCAACGTGAAGCAGAACGAAGCAGACGCGAAGCAGACTGCTTCAACCAACGTGAAGCAGAACGAAGCAGACGCGAAGCAGACTGCTTCAACATCAGGGAAGCAAAACGCAAGCACTACCATACCTAACCAAACCATACCTATTTCCTCCCCTAACCCCTCCGCGCCGAAAACCGAAGCAGAACCGAACCGGGTGACCCTGGCCCAGCTCGAAGACCGGATGCTCGCCGACCCGTTCACCACGGCGTGGAACGCCTACCCAAGCCACACCGGCAGCCGCAAGGAAGCCGAAACCGCGTTCCACGCCGCCACCCAAGGCCTGGGCGGCCTGCCGCCATGCCAGCCCAAAGACCTCATCGGCGCCGTCATCAGCTACGCCAAAACCGTGGAACGACCCCAATACGCGCCCAAAATGAGCCGATGGCTACGCAACGGCCAATACGTCGACCACCTGCGCAGCAAACCCAACCGCACCGAATGGGGCGGCATCACCCGCCAATGGCTCAACCAGCACGCCATCAGCCAAGTCCCCTCAGGCACGTGGACGGACAGCGTCGAACAAACGTTCTGGGCCCACGTCAAAACCGGCGAAGAGCCGGAGACCGTGGCCGCAAGGCTCGTCAAGGAAATCAACGAAAGGAGCCAGGCATGAGCGACCAGCCCACATCCGCGACCCTGCGCCTCGTGGAAGGCCGCGAGTCCAACCGGTGCATCGTGTGCGACCGATACCTGCGTGCGGGAAACTGGCCCGGCATGAGCCACCACCACCGGAAACGCCGCAGCCAGACATACGGCGACCCCGAACGGCACAGCCCCTCGAACGTCATCGACGTGTGCGGCACGGACAACAGCACCGGATGCCACGGATGGATCCACCAACACCCCGAACAAGCCCGAGCATTGGGCTACCTGCTCAAAAGCTACGACCCCGAGCCAAGCCAAGTGCCCGTGTACAGCTGCCGGCGCGGCTGGATACTGCTCGACACCGACGGCCAATGGCATTCATGCCCGCCACCCGAAGACCTCCCCACCCACATCAACATCAAGAAAGGCAACGAATGAACGACACCACGACAACCCTCGCCATCGGCCACCGGACCATCCCCCTCGACCCGCCCCGCCCGCCAAGAAAACCCGACATGCTCCTCTGGATCGACACCGAAACCACCGGCGTCGACCCCTACCAGTGCGAACTCCTGGAAGTCGGCATGCAAGTCACCGACATGACCGGCAAACACCCCCACGACAGCCTCCACCTGATCGTCCACCCCGACAACATACGCAACTGGGCCAACTACCCCGAACTCCTGAAAGCCTACGAAATGCACCTCGCCAACGGACTCATGCTCGCCGCCGCCGAAGCACCCAAGGACACCTACGACTACCAGCACACCGCATGGAACATCCACGAATTCCTCAACGACCAACTCAGCCAATACACACTCCACCCCGCCGGCACCAACGTGGACTTCGACCTACGCCAACTCGACGTCCACCTCAGCCGCCACCTCAACCACCCCATCGCCGAAGGACTCCACCACAGAAAACTCGACCTCACCACCCTGCGCCTCACCGACCAAGCCATCGGCCGCGACCCCTACCAGAACCACGCAGGCACCCACCGAGTCCAAGACTGCATCCACAGGGACATCAACGACTACACCGCCTACCTCGACATCATGCGAGCCGGACACCAAGGAACCCAATCATGAACACCGGCAAACGAATACCCGCAACCCTCACGGCGATCCTCGCCATCCTCGCGCTCACGGCATGCGGAGAAACACCCAAAGGCGGCGGCCAGGGCACCGTGAACAACCCCGACCCCGGATACGTCCGCTGGTACGAACTGCCCGACGGCAGCGCGGCCGTCCGATGCTTCTACGCCTCCGGCGGAGCGTCATGCGACTGGGAACACATCGAACTCAAGGACAAGCAATGAGCACCCACACCACAACCCCCGCCCCGCAGACCATCGAACTCATCCGCCGCCTCCTGGAAGCAGCCCACCGACCCGAACCGGCCAACGATCCGACCATCTGCGCGATCTGCGGCGCACCGCTCACCGACACCACGTCATCCATCTGCCCCGACTGCCAGGAACTCGAAAAGGACTGGTAAGCATGCGCGCCACCACATGGGCCAACGACCCCGTCAACTCACCAAACCACTACACACGCTCGCACCCGGGCATGGAGTGCATCGACCTCACCGCCGACACCAGCTTCTGCCTCGGCAACGCCATCAAATACCTCTGGCGCTACCACGGCAAGGGCCGACCCGTCGAAGACCTCGAAAAAGCCCGATGGTACCTCTGCCGCGTCATCGACCACGACGAGAAGATCGCATGGACACGCCAACAACACGCCATCCTCGACACCCTCGCCAACGATCCCATCATCCCCGACGCCGAAGCGCACACATGGGCGAAACTCCGGCAAGGCTTCCCCGATTCGGCTCTCACCTGCCTCGACCGCCTCATCGAACACGAAAGGAACCAACAATGACCAACCCCAACACCTACAACACGGCCTGCGTCACCGGCGTCATCGACAACGTGGACTTCACGCTACGCGACGACTCCACCAGCGTGACCATGCTCATCCCACCCGACACACCCGTAGGCACCAGAACCATCATCATCCCCCAAGGCTTCACCCTCGCCGAACACCGGATCATCCGCGAAGCCATCGCCGACGCGCTCGCCGACCACGGGGAGGAACTATGAGCCCCGAAAAACCAGACGCTTTGCTGTGGATGGACGTGGAAACCACCGGATTGGATACGAACATGTGTTCGATACTGGAGATCGGGTTGAGATGCACCAGCCTGGACGCCATACACGAATACGGGCGGTTCGAGGCCGTGGTGCACATCGGCCGAGAAACCCTGCTGACCGTGCAGCCCTCCGCCCTGGAACTGCACCTGAACAACGGGCTTCTCGCCCAATGCGAATCCTGCGACCCGTTGGCCAACTCACCCAGGGTCATCGCCGAACAGGCCCTGCGGTTCATCCAAGGCATGGCCACCACGTACACCCTGCACCCGGTCGGCACGAACATCAGCCGTTTCGACCTGCCCATGGTCGAACGCTTCTGCATGACGGGATTCGGAGAACTGCTGCACTACCGCATGCTGGACGTCACCGCGCTGCGCCTCGCAGCCACGGCCTGCGGCCAAGACCCATACACGCACCGGGCGAAGCCCACGCACCGAGTCCACGACTGCCTCGACAGGGACATCGCGGAATACCGCCACTACCTCACCCTCATGACGGGGCCGGCGCTCGCAGAAAAGGAGGACCGGCCATGAAGCCACGTTGCATCCTGTGCCGCAAGCCCGTGCCCGACAATCACACCCGATGCGTCAAACACTGGCTCAACAACCAGGACCAATGGATGGAGGACGACCAACCGGTACACGAGCACTGCACCCCACGAAGGAGACCCGCATGAGCCACACGGCACGAATCTGGACACAGGAGCAGCTCACCGAGGCATTGGCGAGCGCCTGCGTGCTGGAAGGCGTGAGCATCCTGCACTTCGGTCAATACTCCGATACGGCCAGCCGGAACCTCAAGGCGGTGGCCAAGACCATGTACGAGACCAGTGGCGAGCCGACCATCGTGGAGGACGACGATGAGTGACCTCACCCAACAAGCCCTCACGGCGCTCGCCGACGCGGGGCTGGGCAACGAGTCAGCCGCCGAAGCGTTCGTCGTCGGCTACCAGGCCGGCTGGGACAAGGCGCTCAACCTGGCCATCAGCATCGAAAACGAACTCAACTCGGACGAGCCCACGGACAAGGAGATCGAGACCTGCGCTCGAGGGTTCTTCGAGGGCACACCCGGCCCCACCAACTGGTACGCCGTCAGCGAAGTCTCCAAACAGGCATGGCTGCACGCGGCCAAAAAGGCGCTCGCAGCTGTCAACGCCATGAAAACGAAGGAACAACAATGAACGAGAACACAACCCTCACCGACATCATCGACGCGGCGCTCGCCGCCGGATGCCAGATCAGCGTGACCATCACTCCCAAAGACTTCTACAACGAATCACAGGAGCCGGAGGAATGAACGTGAGCGAAAGCATCGACTGGCGGCATTCCACGCCGGGAGAGCTTGACCTGCACCGGTTCATCGGACTCACGAGGAGAGGCCAAACACTGGACGGCTATCTCTCCTGCTTCATGCAGAACGGCTGGTGGACACTCACCGACGCCGACAATCTCGCCACCGTCATCAAACCGGACGCCAACGGAAACCCCACACTCAACACCGAACTCTTCCGCTCCATCAACGTACTCAAGGAAATACGACCATGAAAAAAACTACATTAGTCCACCACAGAACTACATTAATCACCACCGGTTTTTATAGCGCGCTCGCCGGAGGAACCCGATGAGGCGCGAAAGCTGGTCGGTGGAATCCACCATCGGACTCCTGTTCACCATCATCATCGCGATACTGGCACTCGCCATCGTATCCGCCATCGGCCTGGCCGCGTACGCCGCGATGGACACCGGCCCCAGCCAGCGCATCGTGCAGCAGGTGGAGACCACGGGCGACGTTCGCCGCCTATGCATCGAGGCTCGAACCGGCGAGCGCGTCGATGCCATGTCATGCGACTTGATTGATCCGCATACGGGAGGTGTTGCGAAGTGACGAGTCAGGCGATACGCGACAAGGTGCTCGCATGGCACGGGCGCGGCTACGGCGCGACGGATACGGCCCGTCAATTGGGTCTGCCGTTGGAGGAGGTGCGCGCGATCATCCGCGAGGGCGACGGTCGGCCGAAACCGCCATGCAAGGTCGAGTTCATCGAACCGCCGCTGTTCGAGGAATGAACTGAAATACCAGATAAAAACGAAACCCTCCACACGAGGCGGAGGGCATGTCAGCAAGCAACCAGTTTAGCCGATGTGGAGGGGTTTCGTGAACTGCCAGAACTGCAACACCATAATCGAAAACGGGTACGCGCTGTGCACGGCGTGCGAGCTGCGCTTCGCCGGCACGCTCCTGCGACTCGCGCGCGACGTCACGCCGTTGCACGACTCGCTGGACGCGACCCTGCATCCGGGCGGGCACGCGCCCGTCAGGATCCAGACGGCCACTCCCCCGACTCCTATCAGGCTTGACGTGCTCGACCTGCTGGACATGCTCGATGCGACGGCGCGCGAACTGTGGCGTTGCTTGGATGTCATCGACGCCTTGGATTGGCACAAGGATCCACGCATGGAGGACCTCGAGGCCACGCTCATCGCATGCGCCGGCCACCCCAAACTCGCCGCATTCCCCGACGCAGGCCTCTACATGCACATCATCAACAACCTTGCCCGCAAGGTCGACCTCGCATTGGACCCGCCCGAACAACGCAGGGAGATCGGCACCTGCGAACTATGTGACACCATGCTCACCGCAGGAACCGCAGACCAGTGGGTCACATGTCCCGTGTGCGGGAAGGAACAGCGAGCGCAGACGGTCAAACTGCGTAGGCTCGAGACGTTGTGTTGGGATGATTCCAAGCGAGGTTCGGCGGCGGAGATAGCCAAGGCGTTCACCGACGCGGGAATCACCGTGCGCAGGGGCACGCTCAACGTGTGGGTCAACCGGGGCAAGCTGTGCAACGGCCCTCAGGGCATCGCCTACTGCGACGTGTACCGGCTCGTGGTCGGAGGTGCAGCTTGACAAAATCGCGACTGTAACCGATGATTGCAGTGGCAGAAGTGTCGAAAAAAACCAGTCCGGATGGCTGGGTTTTCGTGTATCTGCCCACATTGCATGGGTCGAGAGTACTCCGCCGGCGGCGTCCAAAGCGCCGGTGCCAGTCGGCCCGCCAATGGCTTCGGTAGCTCAGTTGGTCAGAGCGATACGATGCGTTCCTATCGGCCGGCGGTTCGAATCCGCCTCGAAACCCTACGGCTTGCGTGCCTGAGAGGACTAAAGGATAACGTCGCGAGACGTTATAACCAGTAAACACTGCCACTGGTTCGCGGCTTCGAATACCGCCCAAGCCACCAATTACAATGCCAGTATGGCATCTCGAATCTGCTGGCATTGCGGCAATCAATCCCATATGACACGTATTGGCGCCCCCTATTCGCCCGTGGCTTTCAAAACAGTCACTGAGACACCGATACTATGGTTCGCTTGGTTCAAGTGTGACGCATGTGGTTATTCATCCGTAGCTTCAACGGCAAGAGCTCCCTGGCCGGCCTTGGAAGACGCCACGAAATATCAGGACTCTTCATTGGAAGCGTCAAGAGGCGATAAGAAAAAAGCCATACAACAAGTGGTCGCCCACTACTTCGACGATGAGGACTCACAAGTCACGTGGTATCCGGCCCTGTCACTTGGAAGGGAGTTCAAGGAAGTGCCACAGCATATCGCAGACGCGGCCTCCGAAGCATACGCATGTTTCAGCATCCGCTCCTACCGTGCCGCCATACTCATGG